GAAAAATGATATTTTTTTCAACTAAAACAGGTACTTATATAATTGATGGCGGGGGCCGGGTCGGGGGTGCGGAGTTAGCAAACGGTGTGCCAAAAATATTTTTTAGCAACAATTCCGTTATGTTGTGGACAGGCGTCTTCTGCAAGCGGTGTGCCAAAAAGATCGCCCCATAAACGCTCACTTCGCCTTTTTTTTCTTGCCGTTGCGGGCGCGGATGATCCCCTTCCTCCAGTCGTCGATCAGCTCGCTGTCACTGACCCAGGTGCCTTTGAGCTTGGTGGCGGGGAAGTCCTCCTTCAAAATGAAATCAATGATCGTGTTCTCAGAAAATCCGGTGTAGCTGCAAATCGCCTTCATGCCGTTCAATGCCGTCATCGTGCTCTCTCCTCCTTACCAGCGGGATGGTTTTGGCTGTCGCGGCCGGGGGGCCTGCTCCGGGCCGACGGTGGGCGTGGGCCAGAAGCGCAGGCCGCAGGCGTAGGCCGCGACCAGGTTGTAGACGGAAACGTCCCAGGCGTGGTTGCGCCGGCCCTCGATGGCCGTCCACTCCTGGGTTTCGGGGTCGATATACTCAGCGGTCATCTGCCGCGCCCACTCGACATCGGCCTCGCCGTGCAGGTGCCAGGCGCCGGGATCGGCGGGGGCGATCTCCAGCTTGGCGGCCAGGTTGGACTTGAAGACGTTGACGTTGGCGCGCAAGAGCTGGAGCGGTCCGCCGGGGATGGGCTGGGCCTTGCCGGGGTAGTGGTCGATCTTGCTGTAGGCGATGGCGGCCGCCATGCGGGCCTCGCCCTTGAAGGGCAGGATCAGGCCCCGGTAGCGGCGGCAGAAGTCATAGACCTCGGTGGTCTTGTGGCCCATGGCGTCCTGGACCGTGAGCGCGACCGGGTAGACCAGGCCGTCGGGGTCCTTGTACTCGTGCTTCCAGAGCACTTCGGCCAGGGCCTCGAAGGTGGTGACGAAGCCCTCGCGGACCTGCCAGCTCTCCTCGGTCTCGCCGTAGCCCCAGGCGCGGACCTCGTACCAAAAGCCGTCGTCCTGGGTGTCGACGCCGGCGGTCAGGCCCGCCACGAGGCCGCCGCCGGGGACACGGCCGCGCGGCCGCTCGTCGCGCAGGGCCAGGATCTGATCCTCGTGGCGCTCGATGCTGTAGTCGTACCAGGGCTCGGCCTTGTGGCTGTTCTGGAAGTCCTTGAGCTTGGCCTTGCTCTTGAGGCCTTTCAGGAAGGCGGCCGCGACCTCGGAGAGGCCCACGAACCAGGAGAGCCAGCTTGGGATGTGGAAGCCGATCTTGACCGGCCGCTCGCGCCGCAGGTGCTCGGCGAGCTCCATGCCGGACTCGCGCTCGCGCCACTCCCCTGCCCGCACGGCCTTGTTGCGGTCCTCGTCGTCCCATTGCGCCTTGCAGGCCTGGCACTCGTAGCGGGCCAGGCGCTCGGTCTCCATGCGCTCCGGGTCGCGGCAGTCGGACGGGAACTTGATCTGCTCGAAGACCATGCGCTGGGCGTGGCCGCAGGCCGGACAGCGCACGATGTAGTCGTAGCGGAACTGCGCCTCCTGGGTGAAGGCCTGCCAGATGTAGCCGGTCTCGACCGTGGGGGAGCTGATCTTCCAGATCCTGCGGCTCCATTTGTAGGTCGTGGTGCGCTTCTCGCCCAGGCTGACCGGGTCGGCCTCGCGCGAGTCGGCCGCGTATTGATATTTGTCGGTCTCGTCGAAAACCAGGTAGCGGATGGGCTTGTTGGCGAGCCGGCTGGGGGAGCGCGCCCAAGCCATGTAGATCGGCATATGCTCCAGATTGATCGCCATGGTGGTGATGTCCTCCACCACGGAGCGGACATAGCCCCGCAGACGCGGGGAGCCGTTGATCATGGCCTGGATGCGGTCGCGGGAGTTGTCCCGCGCCGTCTGCCGGTCCGGGTAGACATAGAGCACCGGGCCGGGGTCGCGGTCGATGGCGTAGCCGATGCAGTTGTTGACGGCCTCGGATTTTCCGGTCTGGGGCGCGGCGCAGATGACGACGGTCTGCACGGACTCGAAGAAGCTGGCGTCCATGATGCCGGTCAAGTAGGGCGTGACCTCGTTTCTCCAGGGCCCGGGAATCGCGCTCATGGTGACGAAGCGGTGCCGCTCGCACCAGTCGGAGACCGGGATCTTGCGGCGCTTGCGCAGCACCGTGCGGTCGGCCGCCGAGAAGTCGCAGCCGATCTCAAGCCGCCGGCCGGAGGCGAGCGTGGCGGCGAGCTCCGGCCAGAGCCAGGCGGGGCGCGCAACCGTGAAGGTTTGGGCGGCAAGCATTACCTTAACTCCTCCTCGCTTTCCAGGATGATGGCCTGGAAGGTCTTGATGTTGGCGAACTCGTTTAACTGCTCGTCGAGGATCTCGCGGAACCAGCGCCGGATCATGGCCAGGCGGCGGTTCTTTTCGGCGATCGCGTCCAGGGCCTCCAGGAGCTCGGCCGCGCGGGTGTCGAGGGCGTGCTTCAAACCCGCCTCGAAGACCACGGCCCGGCCGGCGATCTCCATGTAGACCTTCTCGCGCGGCATGAACTTCCCATCCAGGATGTCGTTCTTGCGGCGCTTCTCGCGGTACTCCTCCTCCAGCTTGGAGATTTCGAGCGCGAGCTTCTTGGCCTGCAGATCGCCGGCCTGGGCGTCGGCGATCTCGGCCGGCTTCTCCAGGCCGACCCGCTTGACGTAGCGCTCCAGGTCCTTTTCGGTGACGGTGCCGTCGGGCTGCATCCGTAAAAAGCCCGCCTTGGCATCGTCGTAGAGCTTCGACTTCTTGATCTTGTAGCCCTGGGCCTGTAGGTGCTGGAGGGCCTCGATGCGGTGGCGGAAGACGCGCTGGTCGGGCTCGCCCTCCGGCCGCGTGAAAGCCTCCAGGGCCTTTTTGGCGCGCTCGAAGGCGGCCACGTTGTTTTGGTTGGGATCGTCAAGCATATTGCGCTTGGCGTTCTCCTTGGCCGTGAGAAGGGCCTGGAGATCGGTTTCGTCGGAGGCCTGGATCAAGGCGGCAAGCTGCTGGGCGTCCATATTAATCCTTCAAAAACTCCTCAGCGCTGCGGATGGCGCTGCCCAGGCCGGCCGCGAGCTCGTAGCGGGAGGTTTCGGAGATCTCGCCGGTGCGGGTGTGAAAGGCGAAGAACTTTTTGCTCCAGGCCAGAAGCTCGGTGAAGACGCAGACGCCGGGGCCGGGGGGATATGGCCGGGTCTGTAGCAGCGGGGGTGGCGCCGGGCCGGAGGGAAGGCCGGCGGGGGATTCGGGCTCGAAGCTATGCCTTTTCATGGTGAACCTCCTATGGGTTGATCCCGACTCTGATGCGGTGCGTCATTTGCTCTCCTTGTGCTTCCTCATCCAGGCCTTGAGCGCGCCCTGGAGGCTGTGGCCGCCGAAGCGGCAGCAGTAGTTGAGCCGGTAGCCGTTGGGGTCCTCCATGCGCTTGTGCATTTTGAAGATCCCCCGGTATTTCATGCTGGCGGCGTGGGCCGAGAAGGCCGTGGTGCCGACGTAGGCGAAGTCCTCGGAGAAGTGGATGTCGAGGAGCTGCTTGACCTCGGAGGAAAGCAGGCAGAGCAGCACCAGCTTGGCGAGCCGGGGCGTGTCGTTCGGAACGACCAGGTCGCTCATGAGGTAAATCATGGGCGGGAAGCCCTCCTCGTCCGGGAATTTCCATTGATGGGATGACTTGCAGAAGTCGGCCTTGCCGAAGATCCTGCCATCCAGCATGAAGACGACCGACTCGGCCGTGCCGCCGGTGAAGGTGTTGATGCGCGCCGAGGCGAAAAGCTCGTTCATGCGGATGGACTGGCCGAGCGTGATGCGGGCGAGCGTGACCTTCTCGCGGCCGGTGGGGCTGCAGGAGGCCGGGAGGAAGGGGCCGACGTCCTCGCTCTTGACCTGGTGGCGCACGACGATCCGGCGGGCTCCGCGGGTGATGACCCGCAGCGTGTTCGAGCCGCGGCCGCGCGGCATGATGACGGCCGTGGGCTGGCCCAGGATCTCGTAGACCGGGGGCATATCCTTGTAAATCACGACCGCGTAGCCCTCGAAGCGCGCGATCAGCCGGTAGATGTCGAGATCCGTGTCCAGCATGGGCTTGTAGG